ACGTTGACGACGACGCTGGTGCTGCCTAAAGCATGGTTTGGGGTAATGCCCCCGGACACTCCAGGGGTAAACAACTCTGGGCCTCTTTCGCCAACGATGTAGGACTTACCCCCTTTTACTGGACCGCCGTTTGCAGCAAAGCCATCAAATTGGCCTTCAAAACCTGTTGGAGTAACTACTGCATCTTTCGTCATCTGAGGGGCTGCCCCAGGTATTGGGCTAAAGGCTCCAATTCCAGGCAAAGGAAGCAAAGCACTTATTAACGCACCAAAAATGCCGCCGTCCTTGCGGTTAAACGTTCCCTGGGCGTTTCCGTAGAACGCCATGTTTGCAGCAAGCTGCAGGAACTGATCTGACAGACGGCTCAGCATGTTTGCCAGGGCATCCCCGAGCGTGCGGGTGTCGTCGATAGCAGCTTTGATGCTGTCCACAAGACCGTCTTTAACGGTGTCGCCCAGCTGTTTGTACAGCTCTTCTTGCTTTTTGATCGCCTCTAACTGCTCTTCACGCATAATTTTGGCAATGCGCCTCTCCGTTTCTGCTTGATTAGCCGTTTGCTCAGCAACGATTGTTTTACCAATGGCAATCTCTTCCGTAAGTCGTTGCTGCGCGTCGAGGTCTTTTGGAATACGAGCAATCAAGCGGGCTTTTTTGCGAACAATCTCCGCAGCTCTTTCCTCTCCTCGGAGCCGCTCCACCAGTTGTTTGTCGTCTGCCGCTTCTGCAGCTGCAATCCGACCACGGATAAGTGATATCTCTTTTGTCTTCTCTGCCTCTGCTTGCAGGTTTTGAATACGCCGTTGGCTGGCTGCGATGAGGTTGGCAGCTTTTGTTGCAGCGCTCTCTTGCTCAGGCGTCTGTATGCCTGCAGCAATTCCTTGGATCTTAAGTTCAGGGCCTTTAAGAATGTTGCGGCCAGACTCAAGTGCAAAATTCTGAGCAAATTCTCTTGCAGATTTTGTGTTTGCTCCGGGCAACTCCCCGGTAAAACCTGCGGCTCTTAAGTCTTTTCTAAGGTTTCTTGCATTTTGAATAGTCCGCCTGGATGTCCTGAACTTCTGAACAGCAGCGTCTACTCCAGTAAGACCCGTTGCCCTGTCAAAGGCTCCGCGAGCAGCGGTGTCGCCAGCCATTTGTGCCAGCTTTTCAAGCAGCGGACCAGCGAGCTTGGCAATGGCTGCCAAAACTTGCGTGAAAATTATGTTTAGGTTGTTGCCGAGAGTTACGGCGTCCTCGCCAAACTTCTTAAGAGCGTCTCTACCTGGACCGCCGACTCTTGAAGCAAGAAGATCTGTGGCTAGTTGAGCGGCTTGTGCGGCTGAACCGTACTGCTCAATTTTTTCAAGCTGTGCTTGTGTCTCAGTGTTTGCAATGCCTGTGGACGAAGCAACCGTATCGATATTTAGTGTTAGCTCGTTAAAAGCAGAGCCTACATTTCCAATTTGAGCAACCAGTGCATCAATTTGCTGGCCAATTGCACTTAAAGCAATCTGTGCGGCAAGACCGCCTCCGGTCGCTCCACCAAGAGCACCGCCGAGCACAGCTCCTGGACCGCCACCAAACAACAACGGGAAGCCAGCACCGAGAGCAATATCGCCAGCCCGTTTGCCATCAAATCCTCCAAATTTTCTGCCGCCGAAGCCACCTAGCAAACCTGTTAGTGGAGCAGAAGTGCGGCTTGGTAGCTGAGGTCCAAAGGTGTCGTCAAAGGGCATTGCCCTTCTAGCAGCTCGTAATGCCGGAATTGTTTTTTCCGTTTCCCGACGTACGTCTGCGCTCCGTTGAGCAGAACGCCCTCTAGCTTGGGCAATCCGCTCCTCAATTCGAGCTTCTTTCGTTTTTAGTTGAACTATGTCTTGCCCGGTCTTTTTCGCTCTTGCAGCAAGCATTTCAGAGCTTGGCAAAGCCGAAGCATTTGCTTGACGCAAGTTGGAGCTGTCAATCAGTCGTGCTGTCCTACCTACAAGTCTTCCGGCTCTACCCGCCAAGCGCATAAGGTTTAAAGCGCTTCTTTGAACAGACGCTGTTTGTTTGGCTAAAGTTGCCGCGACTCTTTGTGCTGCCCCAGCTCCTACAGGAGATGACGGCCCTGCTGCTGGTCCTGCTACTGGCGGTAAAAACGGACCAACTACGCTTCGGCGTCTAACAATATCGCCGCTGGGGAACCGCATGGGAGCCCCGGCTAATTCTTGAGCTTTTAATCTTGCTTGTTTTTCTAATTCTGTTGTTTGCCGTTTTTGTATGGACAGCTTTGACTGCTCGTTGCGAATGCTGTTTTTAAGAACCGCAGTAATTTGTTTGAAAACGCCAAATTCGCCCTTTGCTTGAGCAGTGCTTAACTTGCCTAGCTGATTCCGTTGCTTTCGTACATTTACACCTTGTGACTCCAGCTGGTTTAGCTGCGCTCTAAAACGAGATTGCACATCTCGAGCGCGTTGCATAGCATCAATGCTTTCTGCCTGCATGCGCTGGTTTTTCTGACCAGTTTTAAATGCACGCTCCTCTTGTTTAATAAAATCGCCTACAATTTTATTTCTAGCTCGTGCTGTCTCAAGTTCTTTTTTCTCTATATTTGTTGTAGCTGCCTTTATCTGCTTACGCATTTTGGCAACGTTTACGCCCTTTTCTTCCAACGCATTTAATTGCGTTCCTAGGCGAAAAGATATAACGCGAGTTGCTTTTATTCGGTCTTCTAAAGTTGCTTGACGTTGTAGAGCACTAAGGGGCCCGTTAATGCTGCGACGCATCTTGTTGATGCGTGTTTCCAGCCCTTTGAGCTGACTATCAATAGTTTTAGTATTTAGAGATATATTTACTTCGTACTCAGCTCCGGCCACGACCACACCTAGAACATTGTTCCCACGTTAGCGCACGCGACGATACTGGGCCGCTTCGCGTGCGCGGTCCATCTCTTTCTGTTCTAGCTCTGACTTAAGGCTGCAATACGCGCTCCAGCCATACAACTCCTCCGTGCTCATACGGCTGCGAAGCTCGGTGAGGGTCATGCCGAGCTTTTCAGCTATGAAGAACTGGAGAAAGAGGTAGTTGTTGTCAGAGAGCGTCGCTTTTGATCTCGTCGGGGTTCGCCTCCTCCGGCAGTTCCTGCATCTTGGCCATGATGTCCAGCACGATATTCATCGGAAGCTGGTTACGGATGGCAGCTCGGTCGCCAGACTGGAACAGCTTTTTGCCGTCCTCGTCCTCTGCTTTTTCGATGACCATCTGGATTGCAAAATCCAGACTGTTGTCGGTTTCTTGAAGCTTTAGTGATCCAATAATGTTGTTGATACGATCCCGGTCGGCAATTGTTAGTGGAGTCCAATAGAGCTTGAGGATTAGCTCGTCTCCGCTCTTGATTGCGTAGCTGCTGCGGGCATCGACCCTAAACGCCTTGCGGAGTTTGTCGATAGCGCGTTCGACTGCCATAAAATTACGTCAACTAATACAATATAACCTACTTCGCTCCAGCAGCACGGAAACCTTTGGTTAGGTCATCAAATAAACCTCCAGTGGTTGTATAAACCTTGTACCAGTCAGGGTTTTTAGAGGGTGGTGTGATTCTTGCTCTCATTGCGTGGTTCTCATACGTTGTTTTTGTCCCGTCGGGTCGTGTGACTGTGGCGTTTGGGTTGTTGACGGCAAAACCTGCATAGGACACAGAGTTTCCGATGTACAACGTTTCGCGGGTAGACAATCGCAGTTCAGGGACGGGGCGGTAAAAACGATTTGTTTGGTCTCCGGGCCAGCCACGATTTAGGCCGTCTTTGTAATGGACGGGCATGACAGGCGCACTGCGAAGTTTCCAGCGCCTTCCAAAGTTGCCTGTCCACCAAGGACCCTCAATCTGCAAGCTGCGAACAACGATCGGACCAGTGGCTGCTCGCCCGTCTTCGACAAACTTGCGAAGATCTTTGGTCAGGGCGCTTAGTGGTTTTTTGGCCATCAGACTGCCGTGAAGTTACAGCGAATCACACTGACGAAATGACTTTGGTCTTCAGTGGATATCGCAGTTGGGCCGGTGATCGTGCCAACGCGGGGAACTGAAGAGTATGTGTCGCTGTAGCCCGAAGCGTTTACAGACGTAAGGCCGTCGATTACTGACTCAGCAATCGCTGCCGCAGCAGCGGTGCCTTTGTTTTTCGGGGTAAAGATGCCGCACTGGACCGTGCCAGCGTATTGATCGATGGCTGCGCCGTGGGCTTGGATTGTGGCCTGGTCAAAGTTGATCGTGACCAGTACGTACTTTTTGGATTTGCCGGGGGTCGTGAACGGCATGTTGTCGAAAACAACCGATACGGTGTTGTCTGCTGCGACGACAGCAGTGTTGATAGCACTTTCCAGGGCGGCGCGAGCGTTTACGAGCGTCATCAGAACAC